TCCTGACCATGAGTTCGGAACTAACCCTTGCAGTGAAATTATCCTACGGCCTTACCAGTTCTGCAATCTTACAGAAGTTGTGGTACGAGCCACAGATTCGGTGGAAGACTTGGCTAGAAAAGTCAGATGTGCCACAATACTTGGGACGATCCAAAGCACGTACACAAAGTTCCCATATCTGCGAAAGGTGTGGCAACGAAATACAGAAGAAGAACGACTGCTCGGTGTGTCTCTCACAGGGATAATGGACAACAAGTTAATGACAACTCAGAACGAAGGATTGGAGAAAACCCTTGAACATCTACGGAATATCGCAGTATCTACGAACATGGAATGGTCTGAGTATCTTGGCATTGAGCCTAGTACTTCTATTACTTGTGTCAAACCAAGTGGTACAGTCTCGCAACTCGTTGACAGTGCCTCTGGAATACATGCCAGACATTCAGACTACTACATTAGAACCGTTAGGGGAGATAACAAAGACCCCTTGACACAATTTATGAAGGATCAAGGTATCCCTAATGAACCAGACGTAATGAAACCTGACGCAACAACTGTGTTTAGTTTCCCTATCAAGTCTCCTGATGGTGCGATAGTAACCAAAGACCTAACAGCTATCCAACAACTAGAGACATGGTTAATCTATCAACGTCATTGGTGTGAACATAAGCCAAGTATTACTGTCAATGTCCAGAAGGATGAATGGTTCGAGGTAGGTGCATTTGTGTACAAACACTTCGATGAGATGTCAGGTGTGTCATTTCTGCCATACAACGAGCACACATATCAGCAAGCACCCTATCAAGAGGTTGGACAAACTGACTATGATATGCTATTATCACTCATGCCAGAGAAGATTGACTGGACTAAACTATCGGAGTATGAACAAGAAGACAACACAGTGGGTATGCAAACGATGGCTTGCTCAGGTGATGTCTGTGAAATAGTGGACTTAACATGACAGCTAAACGTAAATTCAACAAGGCAGCTTATGATCTCTACGATCAGACAGCTAAGGATAAACTGGTGGCTCTTCTCTCTGAGAGGGGTCACACCATAATCTCATCAGAGGAAGACTACTATGCTGATGTTGTCTCTCAGAAGGAAGGGTACACCTACTTCAATGAGGCAGAGGTGAAGACAGCTTGGTCAGAAGATTGGCCTACCCATTGGAAGGAGATACGTATACCTGAACGAAAGAAACGATTACTAGCTAAGTATCAAGATGAGAAAGGTGTCTTAAACTTCTATATATTCCGTAAGGATATGAAACAAGTATGGAGAATAAAAGATACACAATTAACAGATGAGTCCTTGAAAGAGGCTTTCGGAAGGTATATATCTAAGGGTGAGAAGTTCTTTCACATACCTTACACAGAAGCGGAGTTAATAAATGTCTGATCCAGTAAACGAACCACCCCATTATGGTGACGGAGAGATTGAATGTATTGACTACATGAAAGATAACATGGATGCCATGATGTTCATGGGCTATCTTGAAGGTAACACTAAGAAGTACTTACATCGTTACCGTTACAAAGGTAAGCCAGTAGAGGACTTGAAGAAGGCTAGGTGGTATCTAGATAGACTGATACAGGAGATGGGGGGATGATGTTTGTTCCTATAGTACTGGCTTGTGCCTTAGACTACTCAGAGTGTAGAGGGTATACAGCTAGTACTGCCTTCTTGTCTATGAGAGAGTGTCAGCTTTCTGTACAGGAAGGTATTAATAATCTATTAGAGAAGAACCTAATCGTACTTGACTTTAAGTGTGTAGCCTTTAATACAGACCAAGCATAAAAAAAGGAGCCGTTAAGCTCCCTTTAAAGTTTATCCATGTAGTACATTAATCCTAGAAGACCAAACCCTGCTGTTAGGACAACCAGTAAAAGTATACAACCCCAAAGAATTATTTGGTCAAACAACTCCTCCTGCTTCTTCTTCTTAGCTGCTAAGTCTTTCTTTCTCTGTACACGTATGTCCTTACGTAAGGCAAGAAGCTCATTCCAAGCTGAGAATCCCCTAGTGCTGATCACTATCTGACGTAACTGTTCCTCTATATCGTCAGCTTGCTTACGTTTAACAAAAGTGTCTAAGGCTTCTTCATTAGCTGACGAGAAGGGACTACTCTTCTTCTTTTCGTGATTAGACTTAGCTGAGTCAATAACATCAAACAGACTTCCTAAGTCCTTAGCTAAGGATGCAATTTCCTTACCTGCGGCTAAACCTGCTTTTACACCTGCGAATATTGTAAGTGGATCCATTCATGCTACCACAAAATCTATTAGTTCCCCTTCGGGAAGTTTATTGTTTGGTCTGTGAGGGTGGTAGGCATAGGGTTCTTCATGCCTGTATGTGTTGGCCTTCTTGTCTACAGCCTTATGTGTTTCCTGTACTCTGACTTCCTTGTCACTCTTGCCTGACTCAAAGACAATGTTCTTGTGAGTATCAAAAGGCATGAAGGGTAGAGGAAAGTGAGCTATCAGACTATTCTTTACCATTTTTTACATGACCAGTAACGTGCTGTAAACTTATCCTTAGCTGTATCACACTTATGTCTAGCTCTGAATGATTTCCTGCGCTTGGGGTTAGACTTCTTGATGGTCATGTTGGCATCCCCAAACCTACTAATCTTTTCCTTCCCGTTCTTACAAGCCTTGACAACAAACTTCTTACCACCTGAAACCTGACGTTTAGGGCTGTTGCACTTCATCTTTGATTTATCTATCTTAGCCACGGTATCTTCCCAATGTTATTGTCTTAAGGAAACCTCTCCAGATTTCTATGGGAGAGGGAAGCATCCACCCAAGGATCATCATAAGGATAACCCATGTGGGTATGTCTTGGTTCATAACCTTCACACTTTCGATGGCTCCATCTACAGTAAAGCCACCTGTGGATTGATCAACTGCTACGTTCTCACCTGATATATCACTACTCTGATCTAGTAGGGACTGGTTATTCTCAGCACCTACTTGAGTGTTAGCATTAACATTCGTGCCTGAGCCACCACCACCTAGTCCACCTAAGAGAGACATAGGGTTGAGGCAAGCACTCAAGGTAAGGACTAGGGATAGGGCTAAGATAAGTCTCATGTTTGTCTACTTTTATCTAGTTGTTCAGTGTTTGTCTTATCTGTTCTTTAATTTTACTTTTTCCATCATAGGTTCTTGAACTGTCTGCGTTCCCAAACTCATGTCTTCCTATCGTTATAGTTCCCCGACTTTGGTTTTTAAAGGCAGTGTACCAATTAGGTTTTCTTACCTTTGGATTTAAATAATGAACAGCACCACCTGTTGAGTCTGTGTAGTTTCCAGATAATATTTTTTTAGCTGCTTCATAAGAGTCTTCACTAGGAGCCATCTTTTTTGTTAGCATAGGTTTAGCTTGAGAGATACCTTTTTGATAATTAGTGTAAGCATTCCAAGGTGAGAACTGTGCTTTTTTAAGTATAGCACCTCTTATACTTCCACCGTAAGTACTCGAAGTTGCTCTGTTTGCTATTACAGCACCAACTGCAATCTTTCCTTCTTTAGATTCTCCCCTAGCTTCTGCTTCTATAGTACGTGCTAGGATTTCCAAGTCTGTCATATCATCTGCACTGCCGTATGTACCAAGACCTGTTTGTTGTGTGCCTGTACTTGCAGGAATCTGCCCTGCCTTAGCTACACCAACAGGTGGGAAGTTAAGTTGCTGACCTACTTCAATCTTATTGGGGTCTTCAATCTGTGGATTAGATGCAATAAGTTGTGTAAGAGTAAAGGGGTTATTAGCAGCTATCTTACCCATAGTATCCCCTGATTTTATTACATAGGAGTCTGTTGGCATAGGTGCTGCATCAAGCATAGTACCTGTAGTTGACACAGGTTCATCAGGGTCTTGGTAAGACCTTTGAGGTGTTGTAACTACTGAATCACCAAGATACTTGTCCAACTCTGATTTAATCTTAGGGTTAGTTACAATACCTGAAGCCCTAAGATCATCTAAGAGTACTGTAATAGCTGAAGATATTCCTTTAAGGCCATCGAAATTATCAAGGGCAGGAGAAGGTGGTACTATATCACCAGTCGTAACCATTGGTTGCTCAGGTATAGCTTTACGAGCATCAGGTGCTTCACTTACAGAAACATTTGGATCAACGATACCTTTAATACTTAGTAAAAAATCAGTCATGTTATTGCCCTGCCCATTTAACAGTAAAACCAGTATCAGGGTTACGAACCCAAGAATTAGGTGGTACTTGAGTTCTAAGTATTTCTGCCCACCCTGACTCAGGTCCGTATAATAAATATGGGTTGTTGAATGTACCTGCATCTGTAGTTGACTTCATTAAAGTTTTTATACGTGTCTGGCTTTGTTCGTTAGCTATTCTTGCTTGCTTACGAGCCTCTTGCATAGTCAAAGCTGTACTAACTTCTTCAGGAGAAGGTGCTGTTTGTGCTGCTGTAGTCTCTGACTCAAGGTCAGCCATAGTACTCTCAATAGTTGGACCATAAATCATTGTGTCAACCTCAAGGGAAGTAGCACCAAGAGCTAACATTTGTTTGTCTAAGAACTTTAAAGCCTCTGAGTATTCTCTTATTTTACTTCCAAGTACAGTCTGTTTATTGAAGAAAGTAGGGTTAGATTTCTGAATTAAGGAGTATAGTTGACTGTTAGCTTGCTTTAGTTTTTGACCCTTATCCATTACCATAGCTTCAAAATCCCCACCATAGTATTCGTTGTGGATGTTTTGAACTTGAGCCTTTTGTCCGTCAGACAGCTTAGGGGTAACATCATCCCAGTAGCCTTCTTGATTGATCCTTACTTTCCAATCACTCCCGATAGTAGCAGGTTTATCCTTTAGTTCTGCCTGAATGAACTGACCCCAAACGGTCTTCTGTTTGTGAAGAGCCTTCTTTAGTTTCTCCTTAAGCACTAGACCAGTTGTCTCATCTACAGATGCAAGAGTGTGAAGCCTCTTGTAGGTGTTAGGATTAAAGACCGTACTTAAGGTAGCCTGTTTTAAAATGCTAGGGCTTGTGTGGATACTAAGGGTTGCCCTGCTTACACCAAGCCTGAACAAGTCCCTAGAGTACTCACCTTGGTTCTCATCTAACATACTTTCAGTAGTGGTCATACTGATCTGCGTATTGGCAGCTTCTTTTATGTTAGCTAAACGGACTTCAGGTGTTTGAGCTTCACCTAATTCAAGCTGATCTGATGGATGAGGCTCAGGTGAATTAAGAATAGCCTCCTTAATTACATTAGGATCATCCAAGTCTTTTAGACCTAATGATGTTGAAGCTATTGTATCGTACTCATCAAAGGAAAAGTCAGCGTAGTTAAAGTCTTCAGGAGACAAACTACCTATAGCCTTTAGTGTCTCAGTAATCTTACCTGCTGACCATGTTTCCATAGCATTGTCATTGAGAAGTTGTGCAGCTATAAGGCTGTTCTCAGCAGTCGGATCAACCATGATTTTTTTAGCTATGACACCTAAGACATCAATGTTTAAATCTTTTAGTTTTTTCTCTTCGTATGTAGCTAGGTGTTCAATAATACCTTTTATCTTGTCCTTTTTCTTTTGCACTTCTTGGAACTGTTCTGTTGTAACACTTCTAGGTATGCTAGTAGCAGCATCAGCAATTGTATACCTATCCCTAAAACCTGCTATAGTTTCAGGACTAAGGTTTCCTTGGGCATTGACAATAGCCATACCTGCCATACCATGCTCTAGAAGACTATCTAAAGTACTTAACCACAGAGGTTCCTGTCTTAAAAATTCAGCCTGAGAAGCATTTGAAGAGTAAGCTATCATTAAAGCAGCAGCTTCATCTCTTTGATTAATCTCCATAGCCATTTGAAGTGCTTGTTCGTCCGTGGCATCAGGACCAAAAACCGCCTGTGCTTCTTTTTGACCAAGTAAAAGAAGGGCAGGTTTATCTTTAATGTTTTCATAGGCACTTATAGCTAGTGCTCTGTTAGGATCAGAACTTGTTTTAAATTTGGTAGCATCAAAACCTGTCCTACGAGAAATAAGGTCAGTGTGTGCAGCAGTTATTTCAAAACCTTGGTTCTCTGTCTCAGTAATAATCTTTCTTATTTTTATTTCTTCATCTAAAGGACTAAGACCTTTATTTAAGACAGCATTAACTTTTTTACTGAAATCAGCAAATCCTTCTCTGTTTATACTGGCCTGTGTCGGTTGACCTGACTTAACACTTGACTGATAGCTGTCAATCATATCATTAATACCACCAAGGAAACCTGCGGCAATCCCTGCTGATGTTGTCTGTGGTGCTTGAACTGGTCTTTCGTAGGCAGTACCTGCTTCGCCTATATCCATAGCATAGTCTACCATACTACTGTCCTTCCATCTGTGAACTTAAGAAGTTAGCATCAACTTCTGTTTTTAATCTAATAGCATTTCTCATTATGTCAGGTATATTCTCACCCCTGACCATACGTCTTGTCATCTGAGACTTAAGGGTATCTGACATAGCTGAAGACCAAATCTTATCTTGTATCTCTTTATAGATTTTCTCACCCTTTTTAAAGTCTTCTTCGTCACCATCAATCATAAGACGTAAAGCATAGTTAGCTTTGTTTCTCATGTTCTTCTCGAACTTTCTCCACTTACTGTCTAGCTTATATACCCTGTCTTGATAGTCGTAGAAGTTAGCTACAGGTGCAGGTGTCGCACCAAAAGTAGTTGCTAAAGCACTAGGGAACTCAGGTAGATTACCAACAGATAGCTTACGTGTCCTGCTACGGTAGTTCCCTGTTTCAATTAATTCATTAATCTTAGCTGCCTTATCAACACTAGATATATTTCTTAGGAGTTGTGTTAAATCTTCCCTAGCTATTGACGTTTGACCTGATGCTAAAGCACCTACAGTACTTATAGCTGCTGCTACAAAGTCACCTGTGATTTCACCTGATGGGCCAAGGATTACCTTGTAGAACTCATCAGTAAAGAGTTTCTTCATTGTGTCTTCTACTTGTTCGATAGGTGCTACACGTTTAGCATAGGCTGTTTCGACACCAAAACTTTCAGACAGAAGACGATCAAGTAAACCATACTTAACTGAGTTAAACACTTTAATTGACTCAGGGTCATCTGAACTGAAGCCCATCTTTTCTGAGGCATAACCTGCGAACCTGCCCATGCCAACACCTGTAAGACCGTACATTGGGCCTAGCACAAAGGCCATCCTAGCTCTTTCACCTGCATTAAAGTTACGACCTATAGCTATATTTTCCATAGACCTAAGTGTAAAGGTAAGCCACTGAGTAGGTACTCTCATAAGCCCACTCTGAGCAAAGCTACGGCTGGCTGATGTCATCCTAAAGGTTAGGTCTTGCTCCCTTGACATGATCCATGCCTTACCTTCAGCACTCAAAGGATTAATGTTAGGACGTTTAGCTCTGTGCTCAAGGAAAGCTGTCACCATTCCTGTCATACGAGAGACACGTTCACCTTCCTTAAAGAAAAGGGTTGATTTGTCTAACATTGTACCAACACTCTTCTTAGCCCTTTGCCCAAGAGTACTGGAAACACCAAAGTTCTGAGGTGCTTGAAGTTCAAGGATAGTTGTATCAATAATATTACGACCACTATCATCAATGTACTGCATCAAGAGTTTTAGTTCGTCTTCATCTAAGCCCATGCTCCTAGATACTTGGGCTAGCCTTGTAACAGCTAAAGCCCTAGCCTCTGGTTTTAACATACCAGATGTAATCATCATCATAGGCATAGATAAAGCCAGAGCCTTACTGCCCTGTCTAGGTGAGATAGCAGCTACTGTCAGCCCATGTAAACCCTGAAGAGTAAACTGATCAGGATTAAAGAAACCAAACTTAGAGTAGAAGCCAACCTTAAGTAGTTGAGAAGATGGGTCAGAGAACAGACCTATTTTACTGAAGTCAACTTTAAAACCTGATTTATTAAAGATAGCCTCAGTAGCTGAACTGGTAAAATTCTCCCACCTAACACTACTATCTGTTCGCATGTTAAGTCTAGCTTTAATAACTCTTTGTTGTTCAATAAGCTGATTAGCTAGGTCTGTATGTTCATTAGACTTTACAATTCTAGCTGAAAGAAACCTGCCTAAGAAGTCTTGAGGACTAAGAGCATTTAGTTGAGGAAGGTTATCAATTACATTAGGATTAGCTTGGGCTAGTTTAACCCAACCAACCAAAGCATCCTGAGTTGCTGCCCTATTAGCATAGCCATAGACCTCAGACCCAAACTGGTCAGCAATAGCAGCGATAGGATTAATATTCTTAACGTCCTTACCACCAAACTCCAAGGGTGGTGTGTCAGAACGGCTTTTGTTTAGACGAATAGATAGAGTTTCTGCTGCATTAGAACCCATGAATACAGGATCATCACCTAACCTGCCCTCTGAGTCAACCCTAATAATAGGTTTCTGATCCCTAGCTTTTTCTACGAGTTCTTTTGTAAAGGTAATGCCGTGGGTTTGTTTAATCTTTACCAAGTCTTCTAGGTCAGTGAGGGTTGGCCTCCAAGTATTGTTAGCCCTAATAACCTTACCTAACTCATCGTACTCAGCCTTAGTCAAAGAAAGCTGACTAATATCTGTGACACCTTTAGAGGCTAGAAGTTGATTTACTTTAGCTACAATAGCGTTGACTTCACCTTTAGCCTTTAGTATTTGACTTTTAGAGAAAGAACCTAATAGTGTATTAAAACCACCTGAGTATTTATTACCTGACTTAAGAGTAACCTCAACGTCAGA